GCTGGCAAATTGGACGAGGAATATACACGGAAGCCGTGGAAGTTGTTAACAGTCAGACCGTTACGCAAACCACCTGATTCACCGAAATCAGCGTTCATGAAGCGTGAATCTTCATCAGCAAGGATTTCCATAAATACTGGATCAACGATGAGCCAGCGACCTTGTGAGTCAACTTGCTGTTGATCAAGCAAACGTTTCATGCGTGATATAATCATTGCAGGGGAAACGGTAGCCGTTGGCAGGGAAGTAGCTCCCGGCATACGTGCAGTCACAGGAATTGAGTGAGTGCCAGCAGAGGCAGTAGTAATGTTGCCAAAGTCACCTTTATGCAGTTGCATAGAAGAGAGCAGTTCGTTAGCACCTGCAGTAGCTACAGCCTTAGAACCATTAACAGTTGTGTTAAGGGCATTGCCTTTGCTGTGCAAAGAAGACTGCTTATAGCCTGACATGTACGCAAGAACTTCTTGGTCATGGTTGTCAGCTAGACGGTATGCAGCGCGACTTGTTGCAAGGTCCATGAAATTGATGTGGCTGTGAGCCTCTTCAATATCGTCCATCTTAAAAGCAAAATAATTAGCCTTATCAATGACTAAGGTGAAATCTTCGTCCTGCAAATCTTGTGCTGTGACATTTGTGCCACGTGCATACTCTGAGACAGAAATTTCAGGTTCTTTGATAATCTTGACTGTATCACCTTGTGCAGCGATTTCACCAAAATAGTCTGAGTTGGTAACGTCACCAACTACTGTACTCTTGCGAAATGCAAGCTGTACTTTTTTTGAATAGATTACTGGGCTAAAATTACCGTTTGGTAAATTCCCATAACCTGATGCCGTTGTAAAAGCCATGATGGTTCCTCCATTAAATGTTTGGCTTAGGTTTAATTAAGCTTAACACAAGTTTAAGAGGCTGTATTTCTAAGGGTGGCGTTGTTACAACGGGCCTGTAAATTCAGGTAGGTCTTAACTAATATGTTGTTGCTTAGTAGTAATTGAGAAGCAAGGTAGCTACTATAAAGTAGGGCTTGCTTCTCAAAGTAGTGTCTTACGTGTATAGTTATACTTAGTAATCTTTAGGTGTCAAGCGTTTATTTACCTTGCACCCCCAGAAAGATCATAAATAAATTTACCTGAACGCTGGGCTTCTATAATAGCATCCTGATGTTTCTCAAAATCCTTCATTGACATCGTGGCAACTTGAGATTCAGTAAAAGTAACTTCACCGTCAGATTGACTCGGCTTAGTTGTACGTTTAGTTACAACTGCAGACGCAGCAGCCTTAGATGACTTCTTACGAGACTTAGTGTCTAATCCCTTATCACCTTTGTATAGATCAATAACTCGTACTACGGAGCGTGGATCGTCTTGATTCTCATACAAAGCATCCTGTACCCACTTAGGCTGTTCCCCTGCCCAATCGTGGAACTCATCACTTTCCTTTAGTTCATCAAAGTCATTGTGTGATTCACGAATAGCATCCATAGATTTACTACGATCCGCTTCTGCTGTCATTTCATCAAGCTGACGTAACCTACCCTCTGCAAAGCTAAACTTTTCTTGTGCTTTCTTCTCAGCAATAGTTTCAACAATAGCTGCAACGTCAGGGTACTTGGAAGCCCATGCTTCAATGTCTTCATCGCTCTTTGGGGGGCGCAAAACGCCTTGCTCTTTGGCATTCTCTAGTTGAGCCTTCATAGTCTTTAGTTCTGCTGCAGTCTTGCTTTGAAGCTTGCGAATATCATCATACCGTTTCTTGTATGTGCGTTCTTCCCCTGTGTCAGGCTCCTTAGCTTCAACCTGTTGCTCTTTTGCAACACTTTCTTGTTGCTCCTCTTGCTGCTCACTTTCTTCTTCCTCTTGTGAGCCAACAAGTTTAGCAATCTCAGCTTCTTCTTCTGCAATGCGCCGTGCGTTAGCGTTGCGATATGTAGTATCAACAAAACCTGCTACTTTAGGTTTCTCCATTACTGTCATTTCTGGTGGCATTAGTTTTCCTTTTTATAGTTATGGCCTAGTGCCTAAGCCTTTTCTTCGCTGGGTTGTTCGTTTCTTGTTTTGTTTTTTATTTGCAGGTTTGGCTACTAGACCGCCTTCTTGATAAATACCACCACTTGATATGCTTCCGTAGGATGCCTTATTTCCATCAATACCACTATCAAGGTCGCCACCTAAATCAAAGTCAGAGTCACCTCTTTCATTAAGAGGATCACTAATTCCTTCACCTCTGTTTAGTGCATCAATAGTATCTTGTGCGCGTCTTTCATCAGAACCTGACTCTGTATTTTGTTTTTGTGCTGCCTCTCTAGCTTCACGTTGTTTTGCCTCTCTACTAAGCCTAGAAGAAGTAGCAGCTTGTTGTTCTTGGTTAAGGCGACTTACTTCTTTAGGATCAACACCTATACCTTCTGTAGTTGTAGTCGGTAGATTATCTATTCTAGTAGGAAGTGGAATATCTGTGCCAAAGTATTCTTTATCAGAGATTATCGCTTTGTCAACAAGACCCTCAAAAAAGTTATCAACTGGTTTTTTTATTATATCAGCTAGAAAACCTGTTGAAGCCGTAGCTTTCGCTGTATCTGTTATACGCATCAAATCCGCAACTGTTTTAACATCGCCCTTAGCATTTCCTAAGCCTGTTTTGGGGTCTATTTCATTTTTTTCTATTCTATCTTTCAACTCTCTCTCAACACGTCTTGTTACTATAGCATTATTAACACTTGCTGCTGTGCTAATAACTATTCCAAGAGGGCCAGCTACTACACCAGCAACCGCTGCTATATTTC